ACCTCAATTAAATGGGGATATTTATAAAATAATTGATTTCGATTCTACGATTGCGAATCTATCTCCAGAGAAAACAATACAGCCTACCATTTATCAAATAACAGATTTTGGTTATGTTATTTCCCCCACTCTTTATTTTGATTCTGGTTGGTCTTTTGATGAAGATCCCCCTATAGAGTTTGACGGTTTGGGAGAACAGCCCACTCAAAACTTAGCTATTGAATATGATTGTTTATCTTTACTTGATCCCGAAGATATAAATTCTGCTTTATTTACAAAAGAATATTTTGAATATATGATTGATAGTGTGAATAATTTTAGAAAACAAGTAACTGTCCCGATGATTGGAACGCAATTAAGTTTGTATTCTGATTTAAATACCTATTATAATACCTATCATCAAATTTCTGCCTTAGATGGAAAAGAATATACATATCCAAATATTTTATGTAACGCCGCACAAACAAAATATTTTAGACAAAAGAATGAGATAGATCCTTTCATTTTTGATGATTCCCCAGATAGACCGTTTGATGGAGTAGAACAATGGGCTTTTGATATAACTGCTACTTCGGGAGATATTAAAACTCTGGAATCTCTATTCCATAAAATATATTTAGGGATAGGTAAGAAAGGACTACAGAGTGAATCTTGTCCAGATATAGAAAGTGGCCTTATTCTATATCTCCCTTTAAACAGAGTAGACCTTTTTACCAATACTGTAAGAGAAGAATCTTTCAATGATTATACTTGCGATATCATTAATGGGTATGCTTTTGAACAAGGGATAATCGGAAAAGCTTTTAAATTTGATGGGACAAATTATATTGTAGTAAATGATGTTAATTTTACAACTACGGATTTATCTTTAAATTTCTTTTTTAAATTTACAGATGAGGGTACGGGGGTTCTTTTTGATTGCAATAATTTTATACAAATAAATGGTGGGGGAACAGGGACTTCTTTTGAAATAAATTTTGATGTTGGTGGTTCAGAATTTACAGTTTCTTCTCTTTTACCAAATCAAGAATATATGTTAAGCCTTGTGTATAATGATGCTGATGAAGAAGTTTCTATATATTTGGATGGAACATTCTTATTTACTAATTTTTTAATATATGCTTTTTCTCCTACTACTGAAGATTTATATATTGGATGTAACAGATTTACCACTTCCAATTTTTTTGGAATAATAGAGGAATTTAGAGTATACAATCGTCAACTTACCGTTGAAGAAATTTCTTTTTTTTGGGAGAATAAATATGGAACCCAATCTTCTTTAGCCTACCCTATCTTCTCAAGAGAGATATTTACAAAAGAGAAGTATAATCAAATAATAGATGCAGATACTAGCTACTATGGGGTAGCAACAGCCGTAGAAGCACAAAGGGTTTATGAAGAGTTGGGATATACGGACATAGGTGGTTTATTTACTCTAGACTATACAGCAACCTTCCCTGCGTTTGTTCCAAACAATATTATTTTAAATATTAGAACGATAGGGTCTGGTGGGGTTACAGTTGAAAATGAAGTAAGAGATGATCCTGTTACAGGAAATTTTACATTGGGATCAGATATTGTCGCCACAGTGGATTATGATACCAATATCATAAGCATAGACTTATCTACTTCTGCAATAATAAAACCAGAAACTTTGGTTTCTATTTTTTATGCAACAGATTATGAGTTTGAATATACCGAAGCCGGGATTTATGATGATGAAGATAATATGGTTGCGTATACAACCTTTGCCCCAATTTCATACAAAGATATGAATAATCATTTTTCCTTGTCTTGGGTCTTTTATAACAAAGTTATAGAAATTTAATTATAAAAGATGGGGGATTTAATCTCAAAAGCAAGGTGAAGCGCCTGACTATAATTAAAGATACGGTAAGCCTCATAATTATTTGCTCGAAGATAGGTTTCTAAATCTGTCCAGATTATTTTTCCATCAGTAGTTTCTGAGAGCTTTGTGATCTTCTGTCTTTTTTCGTTAGTATAGAAAAAAACGCAATGAGTGTACTTAAATTCATCCTTTGTAACAAGAAGGGCTATTTGTCCTTTAACTTGGTGAAATGTATACCAAAGTACCATTTGGAGAATAGCTTTATCTTCACAATCCCCGGTTTTGAGATTCAAGGTTTCTTCCGGGGTCTGCCAATATTCTTCTTTTTTGTGAGCGGACATATCAGATACATAGCCTGTTCCATAAAGGAAAAACTGTTCCAAGTTATCTTTGGTAATATTTCTTTCTGCAATAAGTTGCGGAGAAACCTGATAATTTTCATATTCAGGGTAATAGGAAGAACTAAAAGAAAAAGTAGTTTTTTCATTTGTTTTTCCTTTAAAAAGAATCACTACACTAATAAGTATACTTCTTTTTCAAGAAAAAGCAAGAAAAATATTTATTTTTTTTCTTCTTTTATCTCAACTATTTCTTTGAACTCTGCTAAGGAAATCTTCCCCTTTTTAATCAAATTCCAAAGATAATCTTTCTGTGTGGCCTTATTCCTAAGACCACACATAATCTCAAAGTATCGGTATTTTGTCATGCCGATAATTCTCCCTTTTACGATTTGATCTGATCCAACAGCTTTGTCATGATCTTCTCTCGATCCAGTTCAATCTTTTCCAGAAATTCTTCCACCATAAACGTACTGATTTTATTTGTTTGAATTCCTTTCTTCTTCATTTCTTTTGTGAATTCTTTCCACCGGGTAAATGTGTCTTTCTTTGACAAAATGATTTGCAACGGTTTCTTGTATTCCATTTTTTATTCCCCTTTCAAGAAAATATAAATTGTTAGGACAAGTGTAATCCCTAAAGGTCAAAAAGTCAAGAAAAATTTTTACAAGGATAAAATACTAATAAAGGGATTGAACCTAATAGGAGGTCTCTTTATTATGCTCGATATTCTTTTTGGTTTTTTGAAGCAACTTACAAGTGGAATGCTTTCTCCTGTTAAAAAGATAGGGTGGTATAGAAATGTCTATCGTCCACAAGTTCTAGCAAAAAAGAATCCTTATACGACTTGTTTCTCCCATTGTACGGCTTGGTTCCTTCAAAACGTTTCTTCCTTCTATGATTTAGAAAATATGAGTCCTGATACTGTTACCGCAGAAATCAACTCCCAAAAATATCAAGATTGGACTTTGAAAAACTTAGGAAGAAATGTTCTTAACAGTTATGTCGGAAATCTCAATCAATTATGGGATGTTGAAAGAAAGTACATTGAAGATCGGCTTTTAGATTCTGGGGAATTATACGGGAGACGAGTAGTCTTTGACTACAATGTAAATGCAGAAACAATAAAAAAAGAATTATCAAATAGTCCTGTAATTATAAATACAACTCCAATTTATAATGGTGTTAAACTGGGGCATATAATGTTGATTCAGGAATACCTAGAAGAGCAAGATTCTTGGATAATATCAGATCCTTTCGGAGATTTTAGAGATGGTTATAAAAGGCATGATAATGGTGAAAGACTTTCTTCCCCAGTAGAAAAATTTGATAAACAATATAGAGGAAAAATGGCTATTTATTTAGTATAGAAGAGAGGAATAAATGATAAATAAGAAACAACTACCTTTAAAAGAAGAATTAGAAAAGTATTTTAGTTATGATAAAGATACAGGAAAAATATACAATAAAATTTATAGAGGGGGACGAGTATCTGCGGGTCAAGAAGCAGGTTCTATAAAAAGATATAAAGGACACTCTACGAAATATTTAGTTATTAGATTTAAAAGAATTTGTTATAGGGCGCATAGATTAGCCTATATTCTTGGTGGCGGTAAGGGATTAGATGAAACAAAAGAAGTAGATCATATAAATCATGATGGTTTGGATAATAGATTTGAAAATCTTAGAATAGTTTCTCATAAAGAAAATTTAAAGAATCAAAAATTAAACAGAGCCAATACTACAGGTTATCAAGGAGTTCACTTTCAAAAGAATAGGAATAAGTACACTGCTTACATAAAAATAAATAAGAAAAAAATAAATTTAGGATACTTCCTTACAGCGGAAGAAGCTTATAAAGCAAGAAAGAAAAAAGAAGAAGAATTAGGCTACCATGAAAATCATGGAACTAATCTTTAATCTTCATACTAATAGAATATATTCTAAAATGATTTTAAAAAAGGAAGAATAAATGGCCGAAACAATAGTAACCAATTCCAGCAAATCCCTTGATTATGCGGCTCAAGGAAAAGCCGTAAGGGTAAATGCTATGATGCATAAAGTAGTTACTCCGGGGGTTGTAGAGGGGGGAACGTTTACTTATGCAAGTGCTTCTTCAATAACTGTTTCAAACTTTGTAGCTTATTTAAAAGATAACGTTCAAGATATTTCAGTAAGAGAAGAGTCCTTAGAAACTTATGAAGTTACTGTTACGGCGGCAACTTCTTGGATAGTTCTTAGAGAAGAGTGGACGGATACAGAATCTTCTTTTGTAAAAATTGTTTCTTGTGATTCGGGGGATATTGCGGATACCGATGTTATCTTAGGAAGAACAATCTGGCAAGGGGGAACACTTTCTACTTCTTTTGATTATACGCAAAGACAAACCGCTACTCTTGTAAGACTGAATGAACAGGAAGACGCTTTTAAGATTATACCTGTTAATTCCTCTTCTGTAGCCTATCAGAATTATGTAGAAGTTCTTCCGGGAAAAGCAATCATCAATGGAAAAGAAATAAACTTCCTTGGGGATTTTACAGGAGCGATAACGGATACTACGGCAGGGAGGATTGATTTTATTTGTGTAGACGATACTAACAATCTACTAGTGGTAGAAGGAACGGACGCGGCTTCCCCCGTAGAACCCGATCTTCCAACTAATGCAATAATTCTTGGTAAGATTACAAGAGGGGCTTCTATTACTTGGATTGATGGAAGTCATATCGCACAATACAGATTTGATGAATATTACAGAGAATTTGCTGGTAAGATTGATACCCTTCAAGTTCAAAGTAAAATCTTAACCAACGGGGATGATGGAACAGGGGTTGTAGCTGGAGGGGCTGTTCTGGACGGTGATACTTCTACAGGAACTATCCTTCAAATCAAAGGAACAGACGGAGCGGAAAGAGTAGTTATTACTGGTTCAGGGGAAGTACAGTCTAATGACGATGTTGCTTCAGATAGAGCTTTCTTTGAAGGTACAAATACCAATGTAGCGGGAGGTACTCAGTTAAAACAAACTGCCGGAGCTACGGTTACCACAATTACTACAAAAGGTGAAAGTGCTGCTACTGATGCGGGAAAAACAGTCATTAGTAATAATGATGAGGGGGTTATTGTTGATATTCCTGCTAGTAAAGATTGGGAAATACAAGAAGCTGGGGTTACTGCCGTTAAGTATATTGGTTCTACAAATACTCTTGATGTAACGGGAACAGTAGAAGCGGATACTGTTAAAATAAATACTACGGGAGACGTTTTTAATGGGAGTGTTACTGAAATTTTAAATGAATATAATGCGGGTTCGACGAGTAGCATCTATATTTATACACCTTCTAAAGATGGGTTTATTTTTGGTTATTGGAGAATAACAGCCTCTGGCAATTTAACTTGGAGAATAAAACAGGGCGGTTATGCGTCAAGTGAGTTAGATAGTTTTATTTCTGGAAATATTAATAGTAATGGCCCCACATATCAGCCTTTCACTCTTCCCGTGGTAGGAGGTTCGGCATATTATTTCTCAACTAATGAAACTTCCTCTCTAAAAAGATTGACTTTAAGATTCATGCCCTTTGGCTCATAAAGAATAAAATGAAGGAAAAAATAAGTAGAATGAAATTACAAATAGATATACCTGAAAATCACTATGCCTATCTTGAAAAATATTTTGTAGCTAGGAATAAAGCAAAAACAAAAAGTGAAATAGAAGCTCTTACAACTAGTTGGCTACTCAAAATAATTGAAAACAAATATCTAGAACAGTATAGAAAAGAAGCGTTAGAAGAAGCAGAAGAAAATCTGATTAAGTAATAAAAAGCCCCTCAATTAAGAGGGGTTTATTTTTTTGAATTAAGTCCCGAAGTTTCCTCGATACCTAAGATTAACGGCGGTTCCCCCAGTATTTAATACTCTAATTGCGGCAGGAGCATCGGCTGTTACTTGACCTGTATTAGCTATAACTAAACCTTCATCCCAATCTGCGGCTACGGTAGTTCCGGCTTTTATTTCACTGACTGTAGCTAAAGAGGTTTGTATTTTAGCTTCTCCCGCCCCAGAAGGGAAAATTAATTGAACAACTATTAATGCGATATCCTTAGATATGATTAAATCACTTGATTGAGTATCTGTAGCCCCCAACTCTATCAAAGCTTCAGAAGTTATTTTTTGGTAAGCCATATAATTAGACCGCCTTTTTATCTTTTCTATATTAGTATAATTACTAATAAGGTATAGTGCATAATTTGAGGAGATAAATATGAGTGTGTGGAAACGAGTAACTGATACTTACCTACAAGATCAATTCTCCCCCATCTTGAATTATTATTTATCAGAGAAATTAGCAGTTACTTCTTTAGCTTCAAATTCAACTACAAATAATAATCAAGTTACATTAACAACCGGACACGGCTTTACTACAGCGGGGGAATGGATAGAATTTTGGGAAAATGGAAAGTATGCGCAATTTGAAATCACGGCGGTTGCAGGGGATTTAATTACTCTTTCAATGCCTATGGGGTTCCCATTTACTACAGAGGCTACGGTTTACAGGATTAATACTTCTTTGAAAGAAGATGGTTCCGTAACTCCAAGAGTTTTTACCTTTACTCCCGATGCAGGAAGTTTTGATATAAATTCTTTTTCATTGAATATGGTTCATTCTACAGAACCCGATGATTCTTTGTTTGGCAATCTTGCTGCTCTGACAAATGGAATTTATGCAAGACGATATTATGGGGAATTTGGAATATATGGAAACCTTTTAAATTTCAAAACAAACCATGCTTTTAAATTATTCAGTGCGGATATTGTTTATACAGATAAAGCAGGTGGAGAGGCTTTTGGAACAAGTATTAAAAAAGTATTTAATAGTCAAGAACATAATGGAATTGTGTTTAGAATAAACGGGGTTAAAGAGGACAGAGTGGAAGTTATTGTTCGGGATAATCTATCAAGTTTATCCGCAATGAAACTTTTACTTATAGGTCATCAAACTGTAGACTAAGTATTTAGGAGAAAAAAATAAATGACAATCTGGAATCCAAAAAGAGTAAAACCTTATTTCGTTTTAAGGGATGATGAGTTGGCATGGGACGATTTACGTTTCCCTTTTATAGGAAGAAATATAGACACTACTTCAGGAAGGCTGGGATATAACTATACGGAAGTTGGAATATTCTTTGCCGCTAACGCTAGATATGCCGCAACAGAACAAGTATCTATTGTTGTACAATTTCCTCATGCTTGGAAATCGGAAAGCGCTATTTGTCCTCATATACATTGGATACAGGGACAAAATGTTATACCTAATTTTTTAATGGAGTATCGTATTTATAAAAACGGAACAGTTCCCCCCGTAACGTGGACAAAGGCAACTCTGCAAGATCATGCTTTTCCTTATTCTGCGGGGGGGTTACAATTATCTTCTTTTGCTGACATAGATATGACGGGCATAGATTCTGTATCTGCAATTATGGATATAAAATTTTTTAGAGATACAACAAACGGTTCCGGTCTTTTTGGGGCAGATCCTTATACGGGAGATGTTCTAGTTAAAGAATTAGATATCCATTATCAAGTAGATTCTTTGGGCTCCTTTACAGAGTATAGTAAGGAAATAACATGATTTCTATAATTCTTTCTGGGGGAGCGGCTAAAGGCGGGATAGAGGTAGGAATGTTAAAAGCAATCCTTGAGAAATATCGCTATGATCAGATAGAAATAATTACTGGAACTTCTGTAGGTTCTTTGAATGGAGCATTGGTAGCCCAACAAGAATTTGAAAAACTGATTGAAATATGGCGAAGCATAAAATCTTGGAAAGACATATATAGGAATTGGTTTTTAGGATATCTTCAAGGTTTCTTTATGGGGGGAATGGTTTCTTTTTCTCCTATGGAAAAAATAATTGAAAAGAATATAACGGAAAAAATATTTGATAGTCCTATAGATTATTACGCTTGTGATGTTAATTTGTATAACCATGAAATTACATACACGGGAAACAAAGAGAAAAAAGATATTTCTCTTTTAAGAAAACATATTCTTGCAAGCGCTTCAATGGTTCCTAATTTTAGACCTATAAAAATAGGGGAGGGTTTGTTTACAGACGGAGGAGCTAAAGAACAAATCCCCGTAAAGCAAGCAGTAGAGAAAGCTACAGATACGGATACCTTTTTTATCCTGCTTACAAAGAAATCAAAGTTGACTTATTCTTCATCCCCAATAAAAAATAATCTATTCAATGTAATAGAAAGACCGGTAGATTGTTTATCCGATGAAATATGGGAAAGTGATATAGTTGTAGGAAAAGAAAAGTATTGGAGTGATCCAAACAAATTCTTAGTTATTGAGCCTACAAAAAATCATGTAAACAATTTCAAGGACGCAATAAATCCAGAGAACATACAAAAAGATATTCAGCACGGATATGAAGTGGCGAGAAAAGCAATGATAGAAAAAGGTTTGTGGTAAAAAGGATTAGGATATCTCTATGAAATATGTTATCTTTATGAGTAAGTTCAAAAAAAATAACAAGCTGCAAGAGGATGCGGAAGTTGTCGCGGAAGCAAAAAGTTGGATTATGCATAATTGTGAAATGTTTGATATTGTAGACGTGAAGAGAAATCATATAAATAAAAAATTAATTGTAACAGTCTATTATAAAGAAAAAGAGATAGGAGAATAGAAGGAATGAAATTGTTGGAGAGTGAAGCAGTAAAAAAGGTTTGTCCCTTTATGAATCATTATAGTGTGTTTCCTGTAGAACATCCTAAATACGTCCATTATCAATTTGGAAATTGTGTCGGGCATAAATGTATTTTTTGGGAAAAGGGAGAAATAGAGAATGAAGGCGGCTGTGTAAAAGCAGTATAAATAAAAATAAATCTTGACTTTTTTAAAGAAGAGTTATATTCTCTTTATATAGTTTAGATCCTTATAGAGGAGACATAATATGAGTGTATTAAATCGGGAAGAGATTGCAGTCTACCCCTCAAGGTTAAAGGATTCAAATGCTCTGTACGAGAGTTCCTTGAGTAGAGTGTGGCAACACTCAAAAAAGGGATTTTTTACTATCAGTGCTTTTAGGGATACCTATGATTTGAAAGAGAACCTGAAGAGGCACGATCAGTTGAAACAGGCGGTTCGTGGACAGGGTTTGGGTTTCTTTGAAATTGATGGTTCCTATGTTTATGATGATGGGACTATTGGAAGTGAACTTTCTCTTTTCGTTCCTTACATGGATACCCTAACTGTAGAAGAGTTTACTAAAAGGGCAATCCTATTGGGAAAGAAATTTAATCAAGAAAGCATTCTTCTTTTCACTCCAGAAGGAGGCGGCTGGTTATACTATATGTCCGGTAAGGAAGAAAAAGTAGGATCTCTTGTTTCATTGGATAAGTTCAAACAATTCTTTTCCGCTCTGAAGAAAGGGAATCATAAAGGAAGAAGATTTGTTGTAGAAGGTTCCCGTATAGCCTCTTCTATCATGTCGGCTCAGACTCTTTATCAAGAAGGTATGATTATTTTGAAACACAATCCTTTGCGGCTGGAAGAAAACAAAGAGTTTGGGAAAGAATAAGTTTTCTTAAAAAAAGTAAAAAAAATTATTGACAATTTCTTTTTTATGGTTTATATTTTTTTTGTAGGATAAAAGAAACAAGGAGACTTTTATGTGCATAGCAAATACCATTAAAAAGAGTTTGGAACAGAAGAAAGTTGATCTGTCACTTACTAAAGAAGTGGCCGAACGATTTGCAGAAATTCAAGAGGCTATCAAATTTCTTGAGGGGGAAGTAGCCCCGTTGAAAGCCAAGTTGATTGAGAATGGAGAAACTATTCTCCTCCCGGAACTTGAAAAGAAAGTTCTTTTTTTAGAGGGTTCTGAAATTAGTCAGATTGATGCTTCTAGTCTTGGAAAGAAACTCCTGTCCGAAGGAAGAGAAGAAGATTTTCTTTCCGTTGTTTCTGTAACGGAAACTTCTTTGAAAAATCTGAAAGACTATTCTTCTCTGATTGCTGATTTCAAAGTTTCAACCGGGAAGAAAAAAGCAGATACGATTTCTCTTCGGGAAATGACAAAGAAAGAAATTACGGAAAGTAAGATTTAAGAAAAGATAAAAAAAAGATTTGACTTATTTGACAAAGCATGTTATTATTCACAAGTAGTCAACAGGAAGAAATAGGGTGGAGACCCTGAACCAGAAATTGTTGACTTTGTTTTTTGACAACTGATTGTGATTAAAATCCTCTCCTTCTGCAAAGGGGGGAGAAAATACCCCCATCGTCTAGTGGTTAGGACGACGGGTACGCTATCCGTAGATAGGAGTTCAATTCCAAGCCCCTCTCATTGGCTATTTGGGTTTTAGCGAGGGTATAGTAGTCTAAATAACTATGAGCTGATTCTAGACAGCGTTGAATAGTGAAAATAGATAGGGTAACCTCCTCCAAATAGCTTTATTCCTCCCTAGCTCAACGGTAGAGCAAACGGCTATTAACCGTTAGGTTCTTGGTTCGAATCCAAGGGGAGGAGAAGTTACTATAAATATTTAACATTTAAAGCAAGGAAGAAATATATGAGAAAAATGTATATTTTGATAAAGGATACCATTCCAAGTGGGCTTGCTATTACTGCTGCATCACACGGTTCACTTTCTTTCTACCTTAAATACAAAGAGTCCCTTGATGTTAAGGATTGGCTTGCTACATCTTTTAAAAAAGTAATTTGTAAAGTGAGTTTAGAAGAATTTGAAAAAGTAAAAGAGATTGAAATTGATAAATCTATAATTACAGAATCATCTTTTGAAAACGAAGAAACTGCAATTGTATTTATGCCTTTGGAAGAAATGCCTAAACAGTTTAAATACTATAAATTATGGAAGTAGAAAAATCTATTTATAAAACTTAGCCCTGTAATGGACTGAAAGAGGATAAAAAGATATGAAAAGTTCATTAAAACATGTAGCAATAAGAATCTTTCTCTTTGCAATCTGGTATACTTTAATTTGGTTTTTAGCTTATTCTTCTACTATGAAGTTTTACTCTGTCGGAGAAAACATTGTAAACTTCGGATGGTTAGCCAAAATAATTCTGCTGCTAGTTGTCTTCGGCAAGATTACATACGAGAGTAATAGTCTCAAGTTTAGTTTTGGAAGAGTAAATTAATTTGGAGAGGTGGCAGAGTTTGGCTTATTGTGCCTGTTTTGAAAATAGGTAGCGGCAGTGATGTCGTTCGTGGGTTCAAATCCCACCCTCTCCTAAACGCGTTAAAATAAAATAGGAAGGTTGCCGGAGTTTGGTTGATTGGGCTTCCCTGCTAAGGAATGCGCGGTAACACGTACGTAGGTTCAAATCCTACACCTTCCGAAATATATTAACAGAATAATTAGGCTCCATAGCTCAGTCTGGTTAGAGCAACAGATTTTTAATCTGTCGGTCGAGAGTTCGAATCTCTCCTCGCTCAAAGTAGGGGTTATAGTTTAATTGGGAAAACACAAGACCTGCAATCTTGAATCTAGGGTTCGATTCCCTATAACCCCATGTGGCCGTAGTTCAGTGGTAGAACGTTGGACTGTGAATCCAGTCGTCGTGAGTTCAAATCTCGCCGGTCACCAATAGCAGGTTAGTATAGTAGAGGCATGCCTAAAAGCTTATTACAAAGGATGGTCTTTTAGAGACAGAGGTTCGACTCCTCTACCTGCCGAGGAGAGAATATGAAAATTTTTAGGTTTATGTTTTATCAGGAATCACGGGATAATGGTCTCCCAGATGATTGTTACCATAATTCAGTAGAAGTACAAATAGAAGCAAGGCTTGAAAAAAGCGCAAGAAATAAGGCACAAAAATATCGTCGTCAAAATTATTGGGATGGTTATAAAATACTCATTAATGGACGATGGGTTGATTGATAAAAGGAATATTATGAATCTTTTGAAAATCTCTTAAAAGAAGGAAAGGTTCCTGAGAGTAAGATTATGGGAGACTTTATGCAAGCGCTCTATAAAGAATATGAAGTAGAGGAAGACCCTAAAAGAGCAAAAGCTTTTGGGCTTGCATGGGAGCACGGACATAGTGATGGTTATTCAGAGGTTGAAAATTATTTTATGGATTTTGTAGAGTTGATTAAGTAAATTTTAGAAAAGAAAGGATAGGAAGCAAATTATGGGGCGGTAGTCCAAGGGCAGGAGACAAAGGACTTAAAATCCTTCCAGTGTGGGTTCGAATCTCACTCGCCCTAATAGGCATTCTACAGCCTTGCCAACACTAAAAGTAGAACGACCGAAGTCTGATGTCGTAAAACTCCTGTTCCGTTCAGTCAGTTGAAGGAGAGGGAACTGACACCATTTTTAAAAATTATAAAAAGGTTTGATGGTTCAAAAACTAAACCTGATGTAACAAAGGCGCTATATGCCTTGTTTATGTTTCAATGTTGGTTGTTACATAAATGAATATAGCTTACTCTGTATCCTAACGAAGGTTGCCAGATTCATTATCTGGCAGGGTGAATGGACAAAAGGAATACGAATCGACCCTCCACAAAGGAGATATTTAGGCGAGAACACCCGAAGTGTCGAAGGGTGCTAAGATGGAAAACCATCCTCTATTCCTTTTGTTTTTTTTTGTAAAAGAAAGGATAACAAAATGTTTTTTGATAATGAAATTGGTAATGCTATGGTGGCTTACTATTCACTTAAAAACGATGTTGCTGTAGAAAAAGGTGGAATAGCTATAGACAACCTTAGAAGTGAAGATGCTTATCATAAAAAGCTGTATTTAGCAAAGGCCACTACAATCAAGAAAAATTTTATGATTGAAGAATACTCCGTAGAACGGATTGCAATGCAACTAATGAGAAACCACATGTATGATACGATGGGGGAGATTGAAGATTTTCTTAATAGAACTTGTAAAGACGAAATAGTATTGATAGACCATTCAAAAGAAAAGACGGGGGGATAAAATGACTTGTAGACGTTGCAAATTCTTTACCAATAACATGTTTACAAAAACATTTATTTGTAGGCATGTTAAAGGGGAATTGAAAGAAGTAAAAGGAAGCTCTCGTGCCTGTGAGAATTTTGATTCTGTCAGAAGTCCTGAATATGAGGAGGGATTTGAAGATGGGGTTGAAGAAGGTTTTGAGGAAGGGTATGCTCGTGGGATGTAGAAGGAGATTGGTATATGTGTTATCTTTTTAAAGCTTTTATTGCTTTTATTATTTGGTATTGTATTATATGGTTTATTGCATATACTAATTTACCGTTCGAACAAGTAGGAAAGAATTTAATTGAATTTGGATGGTTTGCAAAGATTCTTATTTTCTTTGCAGTGCTTGGGACTCTAGGAGACTAATATCAAGATTTAGTAGGGGTGTAGCTCAACTGGTGGAGCAACGGAATTTGACTCCGTAGGTTAGAGGTTCAAGTCCTCTCACCCCTGAAATATATGCCCTTGTGGTGGAAATGGTAGACACGCTAGATTTAGGATCTAGCGTTGAAAGACGTGAAGGTTCAAATCCTTTCAAGGGTAAAAAGAGTATTGCCAATATAGCTCAATTGGTAGAGCAAACCGTTTGTAACGGTTAGGTTGCGGATTCAAGGTCTGCTATCGGCTAAACAGTAAGTTCAGGATTACTGCTACACTATTCTTTGCGAGGAGTGGCCTTGAATCCAAGACTACCTGATGGCACTCTGGAAAGACAGGGAAGCAGTTTTATCAGAAAGGACAGGTATTGAAAATGTTTCTTATTAAAATCATCCAATCTTTGTTTGGAAAAAAAGAATCACAAGAAAAGTCAGATAGTGATACCGGAATGTATTTCAAGGATTCAGAGAAAAAATATTCTGATGCTCTAGACGAAGAATACAAGAAGATCAAGAAAAAGAAGTAAAAGAGAATTATCCATTTCTTAGTTGAAAGGGCTACTCTATCTGTGATAGGTAGTCCATTTTTTTATAAGAAAAGACAAAGTTTTTATTGACTTATTCTTTAATCTGTGATAGAATTCTTCTAGAAAGAAAAAGGAGAGTATGTATGAGCAATGAGTTCTTTGAAGCAGAATTGAATCTCTGTAGGGATGCTATTTTTGAATGGCTTAAAGGTTATCTGTTTGGGCCCATGCAAAAGGAAGAAAACCTTCTTAAAGAATTGTACCTTCGTTTTCCAGGCCCGTTTAAGAAAGCCCTTGCCGAAGCGGAATTGAGCCCGTTTGAATGGATGGAGGATTAAAATGCGAAGAACCACAAAGCAAAGATTTCTTAATTTCTTTCAAGAACCCTTAGAAGTAGCCGCTTATAGGCTAGAAGGAATTGAAGGGCCGGATCGTTCAGTAGGATTGTTTAATGAAGAATTGTACGGATGCTTTTATAAATGGGTAGATTTAAATTTAGACCGAAGACTAATAGATTGGGCAAGAAGAAATAAAGAGAAATGTTTTTCTCTGCCTGAGTTAGTAGGACGAATACAGAAAGGAATTATTGCAAAGTCTCAGATAGACGATCCTATTTTGATAGGTCGGGTCGTTGAAGAATCTTTGGAAGGGGAAATAGAGATAGGAGATATCTCTATAAGAGAAGGGGATGGAGAATCTTTCTACTGTTACATAAAAATATTTTTCTGGTAAAAAGGAAAAGGAGATACTTTAATGACAGTTTTTATTGAAACAGAGAACGAGGAAGTTGCCAAGAAAGAAGCTGCTTGGGCTTGTATGATAGCAGAAGTGGTCGGGGGATACATGGCTTTTGAAACGTACGATGATTATAAAACTTGGAAGGATCAAAAATGAATGCAATTGAAGAGTCTGTAAGTCCACTGTTTACCTATAAAGGAATTACTGTTTTAGATACAAATCATTGTGTATCAAGATTTGTAGAAAGACACAAGGAAATTTCTATTAACTTTTTTTACGAAAGGATCAGGGAAACAATAGATAAAATCATTTCCCTTCATGGCAGAAAAGAGAATGTCTATATGGCCGTTAGTAAAAGCACTCGATTAAAGTTCCCTATTCATTATAGGCCGGATAGAAAGAACCCTAAAGCAATGGCAGGAATTATCCCTACTGTTCTTGATAAGGTAAGTAACCCTAAGAATTTAAGAAATGAAATTATTATCATGGTGGAAAAAGAGGGTTATGAAATAATAGGAGTGGAATAATGAAAACAAAAGAAAAGTTTGAAACGTTGTTTACCTTTCGGGGGTTCGAGGTAGAGCTATCCAACATTGCAAAGAGAACTTTTGAAAAAGAGTTTTCTGAATTTGATTTATCGTTTCTTTGTGACAATGTAAAGAAAGTTCTTTCCCTGTATTTGAAAGATAGTCAATCTGAAGATTGGTACGGGGAAAACTGTATTGTTACAATCAAGAACACGAATATCAAATTCGCTATGGAAGTAAGAAAAGATTATGTAATAGTGTTTGATATTGTAGACGGCTCAAAACATAAGGCGCTTACCGAAGAAGAGAAATTTTCTTTAGTGGAAAAAGTTTGTAAGGAACAAGGGCAAGATCCTGAAACCGCTTATTACAGGTTTGACCCGGAACCCGGATTTGAAGATTGGGCTTTTGGTTTTTCTTTCTACGATGAAGGAAAATTACATGATTGTTTTGAAACTGCATTAGTTTGATAAAAAAAGGAAAGAGGAATTCACTATGTGCTTTTTAATTCTAGTGGCGATTGTTCTTACAAGTATTGCAACACAGATGTTCAAGTATCGAATTGACAATCTTTCTCTGCAAGAAGAAATAAATGAAAAAAAGTGCTAAAGTTTTTTCTTGAGAAACAGATAATAAAAGTGTAGTCACCAATAAAACAATTTAGGGAGAACACTTTTATGAAAACCAATTATGACTTTGAAGCCGGAACCGCAGGACTTGCAGAAATGCTTTTGACAGATTTGTACCGAAACAAAGAGAAGAAGGAGAAAGAAAAAATGCTTAGTGCCATGACTCTGATTGATGCTCTTGAAAACAATGGTTTGATTTCTGTTGACGAAGACGGATCTACCCATGTTGTTAAAACAGCGGGAACCGTTTTGCTTGATGGAAAAAAGTATTTTGCAGAAATGGTAGAGGATCTGTATGAGGGGGACGTTCCCGAATCAGGATGGAATTTTACTCCGGTTAAAGATTGAAAAAATACTAGATAATCAACTCCCCCCCCCTAGTCCTATTAAGACTAAAGGGGGATTTTTTTAGAAAAAAAGTTAAGAAAAAGATTGACTTTATTTCTTTCTTAGTCTATATTCTAAGAGTAGGATAAAGAAAACAAGGGAGAAACAAAATGTTTACAGAAAACGATATCATTTACAGCTACACTAGGAAACAGGCAATCGCTGATGGAGAACAGGTTGAAGTTGATAACATGGGAAGGTTCAAGTTCCCTGTCTATATCACCCGTGTAGTAAACAACATCATCCAGAGAACAATCAAGAATTCATGTTCGGATCTGGAAGGGGTTTTATGGGACATTTATACAATGGCTACAAGTCACCTTGCAAAAAAACTTTCCCCTTCTGAAGTCAAGTTCACTGTTCGGATTGGTAGGAAAGATTATGAATTGTTTATGGCTTGTGGAGCTACTGATATTGATGATCCTTCTCCCCGCATGACAGTTATGGTAGCAGAAGATAGGTAAAGAAAAGTAAAACTTTTTCTTGACAAAGCCTTTAATGTATGTCTATAATTAGTATAGGGTAAATAAACCAATAAGGAGAAAAACAAAATGAAAGACGTTATTAAGAAAGTTTTGATGGAGCGGGACGCAATGGAAGAATCGGAAGCAGTTTCTCTCGTAGAAGAAGCTAGAGAAGCCCTTGATGGTTTTCTTGAAGAAGGGGATCTTGATTCTGCAATAGATGTATGCGAAGACTTCTTTGGTCTGGAAGAAGATTATCTTTTAGACTTGATTGATTTTTATTGAGTCAAAAAAAGAAGAGGGGGGGATTAAAACTCTCCCCCAATTTTACTAATAAGAAAAGATTCCTTATTTAAAGAAGGCACATAAAATGAAAAAGATATTCAATAACCTCTATTCCCTCAATGAAGTTCTCTCTAAATCAGAAAGAGATAAATTGAAAAAAGAACTTGACGATCTTGATATTATTATAAAGAAGTCCCCATTCATAGATCCAAGAGATATGAATAGAAGGAATGAGATACAAAGTCTTTTACTTTCTAATGGGGAGAGTGGAGACTATAGGCTTAGTGTAGGTAAGACAAAAAAGTCTCATAGAGTTTCGCCTTTTAATAGAAATAGAACATAAGGAAATATTATCATGGCTCAATGTTTTAATTCAGTAAGGGAGATAAAACAAATATCCAAAAATATATTTATTGTCGAAAAGGTTATCTCCACAGAGATGAAAAACTTTTTACTTGAAGGATTATCAGAAGTAGAAAAATTATCTGCTTTACTTAAAGAATATGATATTTCATTTTGTATACTTGGAGGAAGAGCTTTACCCTTTTATGGCTATAGACGATTTACCGAAGACGTGGATGTTTTGGTAGCTGAGGAAGATCAAAAAAAATTAGCTAAAATTCCTTCAGGGGTTTTAAGTGACCATTCAAAATTGAAACCTTTTCGAGTTTGGATTATGAGTCACTTTCCAGATAAAAAGAAAATTAAAGTGGATATGCTTTTTTCAAAAGATGCCGCCGGGGGGAATATAAAGTTTGATGATCCTAAGAAGGTATCTCATGAAATAAACGGTATTCCCGTTATTAATCTCTATGACTTAATCCGATACAAAATAACTTCAGGAATTCATGGTGCAAGATCAAAAGACTTTGGAGACGTGGAAGAGTTAATAAAAGCAAACAACCTTCCCGCATCTTATATGGATAAAGAGAAAGTTTCTTTTATGAAAAAGAAGTATACGGAATTGCATAAAAATGCTATGATTCAAAAAGAATCTTTTGATAGAGATTATGAATTATAAATACTAATATAGTAAACCTAAGAAGGAAGCTTTAATGAAAAAAATATTTAATAACCTCTTTGAAGTATCGAATTCAGATAAATACTCTATCTTTTTTAAATCTTTGAGTTCTACTTTATCCCCAACCCAAAAGGAAACAATTACTAACGAAGTAAAGAAAAATTGGAATGGTAAAAAAGGTAAGTTGGTTTGGAAGGAAAAGCATAAAGATGCAATTACCCAGTCTTTCGACAAAGAATTTAGCGGAAAGATTTCTTTTGATGGAGAAAAGCTAACCCTTACTAATTCTGAAGGATATACGAAAGTTATTTATTTTAAGTACGTGGAAAAAGGATCGGGAAGCTACAAGAAATTTTCTTTCTATGATAAGTATGAAGGAAAACAATATACCTTTTATTTAGAGTAAACAAGTACAAACTTCCCCTTATAACCCCACCAAACGCTTGAGGATTAGCGTAGTGGGGTTTTCTTTGCTTATAGGTATGAATACTTAAATATCTAAATAATACTGCTTAAAACGCTTCTATACGCTTGATATTTTATGTATGACGCATATATATGGAAGAAACCCTTAACAGAAAAAATAAATAAAAAAAGTTAAGAAAAAGATTGACTTTTATTCTTTTAAGGGATATACTTCTTAATGTAGGGCAAAGAACAAAAGAAAAAAGGGGACTAATCCTAATGAAAAACATTCTCAATAAAAAAGAATTGTCTATTATCAAGGCTACGGGGAGTAATAGTAAGAGTGTTATGGCTCTTTATAATTCTTCTATAGGAAGGGATCGGGCTTTGATTCGTGCGGGAATGTGGCTTCAGGCTACAATGTCTTTAGACTATGTTTCTGAACCGGCTATTACAGGATCACAAGCGGCTATTCACTTAGCCGCTTTACTTATTTTTAGGAGAATACCTTATGGAGATTCATAAGAATCGAGAACGTAGTAACTACGGGTTTGCAAATATTAATCTACTAGGTAGTTGTAATGCGGATTGTTATTTCTGCCTAGGAAAAGATATTACAAAAGAGCTAGAAGGAAAGAATCAGCTCTCTACAGATTTTATGCAGTGGAAGAACTTTGATACATTTTTAACACAATGTAAAGAAGAGAACGTAAAGAAAATTTATTTAACTGGACAAACTGCTGATGGGCTACAGTATAAATACTTGAAAGATATCATTGCTTATTTACAGTCTGCTGGTTTCTCTGTAGGAGTAAGAACTAATGGATATCTTGCGCTACAGAAAATGTTTGCTATTAAAATGATGGCAGATGAAATTGGTTATTCTATTCATACTCTTTCCCCAGAAACAAATTTGAAAATCATGGGTAGATCAGATATTCCTAAATGGGAAGAAATAATTCCTATGAGCGGAAGCAATGTAAGAATTTCCATAGTATTGAATAGATATAACATTAATGAAATGGATGATTTAATTAAATACTGTGCGGGATTTCCCAATGTAAAATATATTCAAGTTAGACGAATATCTACAGATACTAGAATGGATTATCTACAAGAAGATATAGACCTCTATGAGGAATATTTTGATTATATTAAAGAGAAGAATGAACAGACAGGAGAATTCTATCTTGCTCAACAGTTTCTTATTCACGGGAAGGAAGTTAATTTCTGGAGAACAGTAGAAACAAATATAAATTCTCTGAATTATTTTACTGACGGAACCTGTAGTGATGAGTATTTTATAGTAGAAGGTTATTTGAAAAACAGAGAGGTAAGTAAACCATGAATCTATTTAAGAAATACCCTAGCATTGAAAACACTTACAGAGAAAAAGAAATCGAATATTGGCTCTTGCGCTATCCTGAATTCGAGAATGAAGAGTATACGATTACAGAGAAAATTCATGGAGCTAATTTTTCTTTGATTGTTACTGAAAAGAAATTCTTTCTTGCTAAAAGGTCTGACCTTATTGAAGAAGGAGAGTCTTTCTATGGTATTCAAAACATTATCAAGCAAGAGAAGTATCAGGCTTTGATTAAAGCAGTACAAAAATATATTCAAGGAAAAGAAGAAGTAGAATCTATTACCCTCTTTGGAGAATTTTTTGGAGGAAGTATTCAGAAGGGCGTAGATTACGGGAAAGAGAAAAAGATGCTGTTTTATGATATGCTAGTCAATGGTGCCTATCAAACTCAAGAATATTTTCTTTATTCGATGAGAGTTTTTGATTTTGCTCATCTTGTAGTACCTGTAATTGGAAGAGTAAAGGGTTTGACTTCTGCTATTAATTACCCTACTTATTTTAATTCTATGATTCTCGGAATTGAAGATAATATCTGTGAAGGAATTGTTATTAAGCCGTACAAAGCAGTTCTCTTAGACGGTAATGGTTCTCCGTTCTATCTTAAAAAGAAGAATGAAGCCTTCAAGGAAAAGCAGAAGATGAGTAAGCGTTCTATTGATAAAGAGGAGGAATTTCCTGAAGACATTAAAACCCTTCATGAAGAGTTTCTTTCCTATATTACAGAGAATAGACTTCAAAGCGTTTTCTCTCATGAAGGAGAGATTTCAGATAAAGCCCATATTGGTAAATACATTAGGCTTATGATGAATGATGCGAAAGAAGATTTCTACAAAGATTCTAATTTCAAAGAAGAAGAGTATGATAAGCCTACTCTTAAATATATCTTCAATGTAGGAGATAGAATCGTAAAGATGCTTTTCAAATACGTTTAAGTGAAAGGGGAGGTTATGTTTAAGAAGGTAGACAAGAAGGTATTTGAAATTCCAAAAGATTATCTTTCAGGTATTTATAGAGAGACTTTCACCCCCGAGAGCTCTACAAGTACGTTTTTCAGTATGCTAAAGGATATGATACGGGTAGGATACAAGGTAGAAGATATTAGATTCACTCTACAAGACGACAAAGCTAAATTTGAATTAGAGCTTTTGAAGAAAGAGAGAATAGAGAAATGAAAAAATCAATCCTTGCAATTATCCTTCTATCCCTTATTAGCTGTTCGGTTTCAAGTAAACAAAAGAGATATGATCTTGTTCCCGTAAAAGGAAAATATGTATTTATCTCTTCTGTTAATGGTAATGGGTTCCAACCTTTTCAATTCTTTGTACTTATTAAGACTGGAGTTAATGAAAGAAAAATGTTGGTAATGTTAAGCTCTAGGGTTACCTTTGTAGAAGACAATAAGGCATATATTATTTATGAGGTGAGTAACAATAGTGATTATGCTTCTTATGTTGATAAAGCAGAAATTCATATTCCGAAGGATAGTATGATTGCTTATCAAAGAATTGGGGAATAAAAATGTTCTGGAAAAAAAATAAGGAAAGCACAAAAGGAAAAAGGCGCAAAGATTTAGGGAAATACAGATGGGCTTACCGCGAGAGTGAAAGTGGTACTCATATCAATTTTTACCAAATATGCGATCATAAGAGAGATTACTCTACACCCTTTTCTCCTAAAGGGGAGCAGATATTTAAAGAAAAGGCGTCTTTAAGAATTAAAGGATTACCTTCAGATTTCATAGACAATTATATCCCCCTATGCGATTTCATTCAAAGAAGATTGAATTACCATTACTCTTGGCGGGAAGTTTTTACAGACTATATAAATTTTCCTCCACTGGTTGAAAACTATATCAATACTCTCTTTCTGAAAGTAAGAAAGAACTATTTTAATTCCACATATCCTGAAAGGGAAAATATGAAAGATATAGATAGCATTTTGAAATAGTATTCTTACTTCACTTTCTTTGATAAGAAGGTAGGAATTTACGTAGGTGGGTGTATTGAGTTTCCTTATTTTTTCTTTACCGCTATGACAGAGGAAGAAGCCAAAGAAGGAATTAAGAGAAGAGTAAGAAAAGATGTTGAAGAGGATATTGCTAAGGAAGAACGAGGAGAAAGGTTTGCCTGTATAAAGTCCCCAGAGAATACAGTAAATACTCTGCTTGAAAAAGGGCGTTGGAACGTGAAGGTGAGATAGTGAAAAAACCTTTCCATCAAAAAGGAAGTTGAAATGTTTTGAAGCTAAGATAGACCCGATTATGTGTAAATTTTGTGGGCAAGGATTAGTTTGGGAGGAAGAGGATAGATGTTCTTGGTGTGATCCTCACTATTGGTAGGAAGTTAAAAAGGAGAAATAACTATGGAAAAAATTTGGAGATTTGTTTTGGCTGTGTTTTACGCAGAAGGGAGTGAGAAAGAAGTTTCATACGTTCATTATGAGATTAAGGACACCTTTCTCCCTTTTGAACTTCCCCTATACTCTTATTCAGACTGGCCGGGGTATGTTGTAGAATTTTTTCTTAAAGCATTACCGGATACTCATAAGTATGAAGTTATAGATCATCTAGAAATTCTTTCCATTGATGACTACTTTATTTTTAGTGCAGAAGAGAATGAATGGATTGAAGCTTGATATTCTTAAGTACTCCTTGACAGAGAAAGACTTTATCATTTCAGATACTCCTCTATGTATTGATTCTATCAAAGTAGACTTCCTGCTTTGGTGTAAGAAGTATATTCCAAAATACGAATTGGAATTTATTTACTTTGGAAACAATCCAGAACAATGTCTAAAGAATGTAAAGAATCGGAAGGATTCAAGAGAAGTAGAAAGCTTCATTAAATTTTCTACGAATGGTTATCGACCAGAAGGAAATATTATTCCTGTGTATAATGGAAAGAAAGAATGAAAAATTTAAATATCAGTGACGATAATCAGTACAATTTAGCATTAAACAGAATCGAAGAGCTCTTATCTCTTTCTCTTAAACCCAATACTCGATTGGGGAAGGAATTAGAAAGGTTACTTCAAGTGGTTGAATCTTATGAAGAAAAATATTATCCTATTGATGTTCCTTCTGAAGAAGAAATGATTAGATTTAGAGAAGAACAACAGAAAGAAGTTTAAGGGAAGAATGATACAAGACTGTTTTAAACCCTATTGGCGAGAGGAGGAGAAAGTGAATAAATCTTTCAAAGAATTAAAAGAAGAATGGAAAAAGAATATAGGGGAAAGACTTGAGATAGAACACCAGATGTTAAAACATGCAAAATATAAAATAGGCGATACATTACTTGATCCTTTCTCTTCTCATAAGGAAAGTCAAATACTTATTATCGCTGATATAAAAATAAATGAGTTTGGGAGTATTTCTTATTATCATAAAGAGCCTAACAATTTTTATATCTCTCAAGATAGAATATTCTTTAGCTCTGTAAACAACGGCTTTAGAGACTTATATAGATGTATAAAAGTACTTCCTCTAGAGGGTAAAAAATTAGATAAACTTATTGAGTATAATAAAGCTTATGAGGAGGGTGAAGATAGGTGGGATGAAAAATATTATAAAGAAGAAGTTTCTATAGCTTGGAATACTTTGGTAGAAAAAAGAAAAAAGTTATTATATTTGTGTATACATGATTGGAGGTATGCTTATTCTTCAGAGAAAGAAAACGAGTGTAGAAGATGTGGATTAAAGATAAAGGCGGTATAAGTTATGACTGATAAAGAAATCAAAGAAGTTACCATTACAATGAAAGAACTCAAAGAAGCTTTCCGATTGAATTTAAATTCCTACATAGAGAGTCTTCCTGTAGAGGAGAATAAAAAATATGTTGAAAGTTTCTTTAGTAGTTATTATGAGAATCTTTCTCTGAAAGAAGAAGTAAAGAATATTGAAGAGCCCAAAGACAAGTTTTCAATAAATAATATTTTGAATAGTGCTACTTCTATCTTTAATGATTATTTAATTCCTATACTCAAGGTAGATGAGGAGCGAGGGTTTCTTATTAAAAGATTAGAATGGTTGGGTAAAGAATGAAATCAATATACAAATATATTCTGGAACCAATAGAAGAGCAAGAGATTTCATTACCTAAAGGAGCTAAGATTTTAACTGCCCATGAACAACATGGACGTATTTGTATTTGGGCTCTAGTAACTGTACCGGAGACCGAGATAGAAGAGAGAGTAATTTGTATCTATGGAACAGGAGATCAATTTTCAGAAGAAGGAATCCATACTTACATTGGAACGGTCTTTCTACAAGATGGAAATTATGTCTTTCATGTTTTTGAGAAAGAGGGATAAATATGATTAATTCAGAATATCAAGACTTAGAGGATTTAATACGCTTACTTTCTCTTTTTCCTTTACTGAAATATGAAGTATGTAGCAAAAAAATGTATAGAAAATATCTACCGGCGCTTATGTATCTTGGAAATTTAGAGCTTCAGTATATTAGTAGTGAATATTGAAAATACGATTTTGGAGAAAAAAATGAATAAGAAATTTAAAGTGGCTTTACATAATCTTGAAGAGGGTGATATTGTTATACTGGATAATGGAAAGAAAAGTATTGTAAGTGACCGTACCTTGACAGCTATATATCTATCAGGCTATCCTTTTATTTTCTTTGATAGAGAAGATGGAAAATCAGAACCTAAACTTTGTTATAGAAAAGAAGATATTAATAGCTTCCCCAGAATTGTTTCTATTGTCTCAAGTTTCAAGACGATTGATCGGGAGAAGAAAAAGATGTCGGCTTTTGAAAAAGCTCTAAAGAATATTCGGGTAGGGGATGCCATTTCTTATGTAACGAATACTCCCCCTAAGCCGATATGTAGTATAGATACTGTTCAAGCAGTTAATACTGAATATTTTACTTTGAATAATCTTAGGGGTGTTCGATGGTCTAAAGAAACAGGACAAGAAGTAAAAAGAACTCCCCCGGTAGAAAGGACTATTATTGAAATAGCTCCTGCCTCTATTGTTTTTTCTAGAAAATATTGAAAGGTTAAATCATGATAACTAATTCTACTTCCTTTGAACTTAAATCTGATAATGGAAACTACGCTGTTATAACTCTATTAGATCTTCTACCTAGTGAAGAGAATGGAGATAGAAGTGCTACAGGTATTATGCAGATCTTTAGTACCTACGGTAGTTGGTGCTTCAACTATTCTGGATGTTCGATTAGAGAATATCTATTGAGTAGTAGGAGAGAAGATGTTGCTAACAGAATGACAAGAAATAATGATGGGGATAGTAGATACCTCTATTTTGAAAATACAGTAGCACTTTTTACTAATGAAATTTATAAAATGAGAAGAGTTCAGGAAATAACAAAAGATCAAGCAAGAGAATATTTTAATGACCTTGAAGATATTGAAGAAACAAATAATGTAGATGCTTTTTGTACAGAGATATTTAAATCTAGTCTTAGCAACATACCTAATTGGTTCGATCTAGTTCAGGTAGATATCCATCCTCGTGTTTATGGTTTTCTGGATACCTTTCTTGAACCTATTTGCAGCTATATTAACGCTGAAAAAATAAAATAAAAATATTGATTTTTCTCATTATGTATTGTAGTATTAATGATAAGATGTTAATCTATAGAGGAGAGAAATTCTATGTCTGAGAATAATCGTGCTTATCTACAGAAAGAAGTTTACTCGATTGATATCATTCTTTCTCTAGTTGATATCAATGTACCTGTTTACATAGGGAAGAAGAAAAAGGTAGAGCTTGATGGGGATTTAATAAACATGGCTTCTGACAGATATAAAACATTTAAGACAAGCGGTACAAATTGTGTTTACTGTGGATTGGAAGGAAAGTTCTTTAGAAAAGAAAAAGCATTCTCACAAGATACTGAATCTTGGCACTTAAATCTTTATGGTTATGACGAAGATGGAAAAGAAGTCATGCTCACCAAAGATCATATTGTCCCTAAGTCTAAGGGAGGTAAGAATAATATTAGTAACTATCAAACACTGTGCTATAAGTGTAATAGAGAAAAGAAAGATTCTTATCCAGTCTGAGAGAAAAGAAAAATAATTATGAAAGAATGTAATTGCGGTAGGTATTATTTCGTAAAAGGAAATGTAGAGTTGAATCTAAAATAATAAATACTGGAGGAATGATATGAAAGTAAAAGTGAAGCAAGCAGTGGAAGAAGTAAAAGCTGTTAAGTATCCGAGACTAGTTGTGTATCCTAACGGTACGATTGTCTTGCTGCATAAGGAATTCTGTGGTATTTGCTTGCGTGGTTACGATGTGAATCCAGCGGGGAAGTATGGCACGGACTAGATTGAATCCAATGGGGTTGATTTCAAAGGCATAATCGAACTGTCCAACGATTAAGAAGGAATTTAAATATGAAAATAACAGTACATGAAAAAAGACAGAAGGTAAAGAAAGAATCTTATCCTAGATTGATGATCTCTACAACAGGTACAATTGTTTTATTCTACGCTCCTTGGAGCGGAACTTGTTTACGTGCAGGAGAACCAATAGAAAGTGTAGGAGCATATTCTACAAATTGGGATATGGAAAGGTTCTCTGATTTTGAAGGAACTGTAGAACTAAAAAACGATTAGGGATATAAAATTTGATGAATAGTATAAGATTGGTATAAAAACCATTGGAGACATGATCATGGGTGAGGCTAACTACAAAAAAGGATACTTGATTGACGACGAGGGGATCAAGTGGAAGTTCCAGCGCACGAGCAAGCAGGACTGTAGCAAGTGTGCAAGGCCGATGGGGTGCCCTTATGATAAGACAAACGGGTATTGTGTATCTCCTCCGACTGTAGGCACCGGATTCGGTCGTGGATACTTCCAGAAGAAGCGCAAGAGCTCGCTCAAGCACGCGCTGAAAAACGCAAAGGTAGGCGATCTTGTGGAGATTGCGGGGGCTACGGAAGATCACACATTAAATGGCATACATGAAATAAAAAAAGTTCACAGCGTGTACTTGGTTTTAGAGAATGTTTCCGATGCTCACAATGGCGATAGGGTATATTTTTTGTCTGATGGTAAGGCTGTTTTTGGTGTTGAATATGGCCTCATCATAGCATACTACCCAGTAGATCAAGATAAATGGATCAGAGAGACAGGGAAGGAATAGCACCATGATGGGCATGAAAGAAAAACGTGCGGCAGAGCGGCAATATATCTTGATGCGTTCTCTCCTAAATAAAGAGACAGACGAGGAGCGAGAGAAACGTGAAAAACTTGAGTAGAAAGCACGGGATAGGCATAGAATAAAAACAAATCTAAAGGCAGGTTTTGTAAAATACGTTAAAGTTTTGATAGGTACAAATTATAAAACTGTCCCTGAATTTCATTACCCCTATGTCGATACAAATTACATTATACTTCCAGTTGACCATAGAAGAGTAGTGATGATAAGCGCTCCATACTGGGATATGGATTCTTCAAGGCACCAGATTAGAGAGGTAGAAGAAGATTATTGGGAAGCAATACAAGAGTATTTTGTACATTTCTATAAAGGGGAGTAAACTTACTATAGAATTATCTTACATGGAGGAAGAAGAATTTAATAGTCTTCCAGACTGGAGTGGGCCGTGATTAAAATGTAATAATTTCTTTGCCTTATGTAGAAACACTATTATACTTTAAGATATAAAAATTAGAGAGGATGTAAACTTTGGAAAATAAAACCCACTTAAGACTTGTGAAGCTGTCCATATTTGTAATTTTCCCAATCGGTATATTTTTTACTTGGCTCTTAATGCATTCTATACTTAACAGTACAGATGAAAAGGGAATATATTTTACTGTGAGGTTTATCTTGCTCTCCTCCTTTAGTAGTCTAATTCCATTCTTTTTATTTGTATGGTTGCCTCTGTGGTTTAGTGATTCTTTTCTTAGTGATATATGGGATAGCATAAAAGAAGATTCCTCTCTACTTTCTTCTTGGGTTTCAACACAGATACAGAGGATAAAGATTTTCCTCCTAGGGGAGAAAGAAGAATGAAAGAGAACACAAAGCATAAGATAGTATTTGTCTTTTGGTTTATACTTCTCCCTGTTGCGTGGGTGTTTACTGTGTATTTTATTGTTAACGCGGAAATACCTGATTCTAGCATTGCGGGATTAAGGTTTGTGATTTTAATCACAATTTTATTTCTTGAATTTATAGTTTTAGGTGGTGTTCCATCACTAGCTACAGATACCTTCCCAGATGAAATGTGGAGGAGCATAAAATGATGGTGTCAGTCTATATTGTATTGGATTAAGAAGCAAGCAGTTAGAATAAAAAATATATTTCTGGAGGAAGAAAAATGAGTACTACACAAGTATGGTTGATGTTGAAAGCAGATAGTGTCTCTCAGATGCTAGGTACGGCGGTTGTTTTCTTATTGGTATTGCTTTGTATTTTCAATGTCATTGTTATTTCTTTGTGGCTGTTCTCACCACAACGACTGAAAAAAGGAGTTAAGAAATCTAACGTTCTTATGATTTCACTTTTCCTATTTGTATTGCTGTCTTCTACTCTTATGCCAACAACTACAGAGCTAGTCAAGATTCATGTGATTCCTGTATTGGTATCTAAGGGAAGTATTGAAGAAATTCAGAAACTTCCCCCCAAACTTCTTGGATTGCTAAACGTTAGCATTGATACGCTTAAAGACTATCTGAAAGGATCGGTAAAAAAATGAATTATAAAGAATATGAAAAACAGGCAAAAAATGATTTAGAGAAAAACAAAGAGTTATTAAAACTTCTTTTCGCACAAAGAATTAAAGATTTTGAAATGCAAATAGAAAAAATAGAGAGAAGAAAAAAATTACATAAACATGAATTGTTTTCAAATAAATGTAATTTTACTTCTTCCTTAGATGAGTTATTTATTTTGGAAGAACAAATAATTACATGCCAGAATCAAAAGAATATTCTAAAAAAAGAATACAAAGAGATGTTTGAATCTGATTATGAAGAGGAAATAAAAAAATGAAAAAAGCAGTCTCTTGTTTAGAGTGTGACTTTGCTAGAAGAACAATAAATTTATGGGGTAATTGGGATAGTCTTACCTGTATGAGAAAATCAAAAGTCTCATATAATTATAATGGGGAAATAGGTTTTGATAAAAAAAGACCCTGCTATCTAGAAAATGAAAAAGGACAATGCAAGAAATTTAAGCCTAAAACATGGAAGGGCAAATCAGTTCCTAAATGGGATTACTCTGAGGATAAATACGGTATTCGTAAGAAGTGGTATAAGAAATTTTCTTTTACTCGAATATTGAATATCTTTTTAGAGAGTAAAAAATAGTAAAAACAGGGGCGGTTAGTAAGAAAAAGAGAGAGAGAGTAATACACAAATAGTTTAAATAGAGCGTAACCCTATAATATAAATTAAGGCATGTATGAAAGGCAGGTAAGCAAGTATGATATTAAAATTTTTTAATGACCATGATAAAACATGGAATATTCTCGACGAAGTAACAAAGTTATCCTATCGAAAAGATTATGATAATATAGAGTATGCCATGCAAATCATAAAGGACGAGCGTGAAGACTATTCTGATAGCTATAAGATTTTTTATCTATCGAAGCTTGAAAAAGTAGCAATTTTTATTCGAGAAGATGGCAAAAAAGTCCCAGTAGAGCTTAATCCAACAACTAATTTAAATGGTAAAGATTATTCGATTATAAAAATTGGACATATTGGTGATGAGGAAGAATATCATTGGTGGCCCGATTATATTTCTTATTCTCAGTCAAGGGCATATAATTATAATAGTGACGATTATAAACCTCTCTGGAGAATTGAATTTGAAGAAAGAGGTAAGCACAAGTTAATGCTAACAGACCATTGGTTCCCCGTTTATGTTTGTAACGATGTAGGGGATACTATAGAAAAGATTAAATAAAGGTCAAAGGTTTTAAGGGGTTACGCTACATACTATTTTGTAATAAAAGAAACAGGGGTGCTGATAACTGGTGTATCCATAAGGTTCATGCCCTTATGCAGAGGTCGTATCTATAAAAACCGTGGTATTATTAGCAGCCATGTTGATACAAGGACATATCAAACTCTGGTT